GGTGACGATGATCCCTGTGATGATTGGTCACACCACCCTATACCTAAGCCTAAGAAGGAGGACAACAAATGAATAAGCACATGGAACTTAAGGAGACACATACTATAGAGGCAGCGTGTGACTTCTATATGCGTACCCCTAAGTACCATGCGTTGTCCCTACGTAGTAAGAAAGATTACGACTACAACTTACTGCGTGTATGCAAAACAAAAGTACAAAATGATAAGCAGCTGGGTAACATTAAGCTGCGTGACCTACGCTTCAAGCACGCCACTGTAGCGTATGACAAGTGGCAGACTAATGTGGGCATACGACAGGCTAACTACATGGCAACGTGTCTTAGTATTGTACTCAATACAGCCATCAGGCATGAGGCACTGGTCACTAACCCTGTGACATTAGTACAACGTACTAGAGATAAGGTACGTAAGGTACGCTGGACTGATGCTCAGGTTGTTACATTCTTAGACACAGCATACAGCCAGTGGAAGTGGCGCAGCATTGGCCTGATCATACACATGGCATACGAATGGGCACAGCGTGTAGGTGACATGCGTACCCTTCAGTGGTCTAACATAGACTTAGATACTAAGACACTGGACTTAGAGCAGAGCAAACGCAGGGCAGAGGTAAGACTACCTATAGATGATAACCTATGCCGTATGTTAGCTGAACAGAAAGATACGTTCGGCTTCCAACTGTACGTGGCACCTGCTGTGGAGCCACAGGGTAGTGCTTACAAGCCGTATGCCAGTGGAGATATACATAAGCTAGTGAATGAGGTTAAGGCTCACGCTGGGCTACCTCCTGAGATAACGGCTATGGACTTACGGCGCACTGGTATCACTCAATTAGTTGAGGGTGGTGTTGATACGTTTGGTATCATGCAGGTCAGTGGTCACAGCAATCCACAAAGTGTTAAGCCTTACTTGGTCAACACACTCACAGGGTCTACTAATGCCCTAGCTAATAGGAAGAAGTGATGGACATTAAGAAATTTGTAGATGACCTCATGCTAGGTGAGGGTGAGACAACACGTATGCACTGCCCTAACTGTGGTGGTAGCAATACATTCACTGCATCTAAGGATGGTGGTGCGGTGATGTACAACTGCTACAAGTTGGGGTGTGGCATACGTGGTGCAGTTACTACAGGCATGACAGCTGATGAGATACGTAAACGTATGCTGGGGCTGGACTTAAAGGTACGCAAAGAGTTGGAGCCTATGCCTTACCCTGAGTATGTCGTTAACCCACAGCCTGAGCATCAGCTACTGCATAGGTTCTTAGGACGTTGGGGCTTAACCAATGAGGAGATCTTCTATGACGTTAAGGATAGGCGTGCTGTCTTTCCTATCCAGCATAAGGGTGTAGTGATTGACGCAGTAGGCCGTGCCCTTGATGGGGCTATACCTAAATGGTTCCGCTACACTGGTCAGGCATCTATATTCAAACGTCTGCTTGGCCCATCCAACGGCGTGTGTGTAGTGGTAGAGGATGTGATCAGTGCCATTGTCGTGGCTCAACTCATGCCTAACACGACAGGCCTAGCCATTCTTGGTACGTCACTAGGCCCAGCGCAGATGGAACACATAGGAGATTTCTATAAGGTTATCATAGCGTTAGACCCTGACGCCATGAGTAAGACACTATCGTACAAGCAAGAGGTAGAGGCATGGACAGGTAAGAAGGCTAAAGCTTTTAGACTTGACGATGATATCAAATATAAGATAGGGTCAGATGTAGATAGATTGAAGGAGATGATAAATGGATAGCTTGAAAGACTTCCTTAAGGAGATGGGGCTTGCACCTGTACACCCTATGACTACTAAAGAAGTACCACCTCATATGGTGAAGGGGTACTATGTAGATCCACGCAACGCTAATGGTGAGGTGCCCTTCTGATGACTACAATGTGGGTACTAATATGGTTTCAGGTAATACCAACATCAACTGTAAGGTATCACCACCTAGATACATTTGCTAATGAAACACTATGCCTGTCAGAGCTAAGACACGCAGCTGTTATGGTGAATGACAAGTCAGAAACAATAGAGTGTATAGGGGTGACAATACCATGATTGATGTAACACTAATAGATAGCATGGGTACTGACCTATCTGTGGTGAACGCAGCACGGGTTAGCTTTGGTAAGAAGAGTGATGTACTAAAAGATTCAGACACTAAACTAATACACTACCTAGCTAAGCATAAGCATACCTCACCATTCGGCCACGCCTTTGCAACCTTTCACGTTAAGGCCCCCGTGTTTGTAGCACGTCAGCTGGTCAAGCATAAGTTCCTACGTTGGAATGAGATCAGCCGTAGGTATGTTGACACTGAGCCTGAGTTCCACAAGCCTGAGTTACGTGAGGCTGTCACTGATAAGAAGCAAGGATCAGGTTATCCTATACATAACAACACCTTAGATGGTGTCATACAGCAGTCAGGCATTGAGGCAGCTAAGCAGTACAAGTACCTACTTAAGATGGGCGTGTGTGAGGAGCAAGCAAGGATGGTGTTGCCACTTAACCACATGACTGAGTGGTACTGGTCAGGTAGCCTTGATGCCTTTGCTGATATGTGTAATCTTAGGCGCAAGGAGGACGCTCAGTATGAGTCACGCCTAGTTGCCAACTCTATCAGCATGGACATGGGTTGGTTGTACCCTGTTAGTTGGAAAGCATTAATGGAGGCAAGTGCATGAGTATGTGTGGTGAGAAAGAGAACGTACAGCGTGAGATAGCTACTAAAGAAGAAGAACTATTTGCGTTGACCAAAGAGATAACAGACTTACAATATAGATTAAAGAAGTTAGATGGGTTTGATCCACACTACATCAGACCTATGACACATGAAGAGAGGCAAAGGTCTAAGGAGAGAGAGGCAATCAACCATGTTCACCGTTGAGTTTGAATCAGATGCTTCAGTAATTACTACCCTAGATCAGGAGAATATGTTTGAAGATGTTGAGATGATCGTTGCAGATAATGGCATTGTATACATGAGGCAGTATGATGAAAAGATGGATGACTACCAGATGTTATTCATGAGTCTACAGCAGTTCACTGACATAATTGCTTCCTACCGTAGCCCAGAGGGTATGTATAAAATAATGAATAGGAAGAAGCCATGATGGAATTAGCACTAATAAGAACTCTAATGGACAAGGAGTTCTATGATAACAACAAGGGCATACGATGTCCTGATGAGTTGTTCAGTAAGGATGTGCGTAAGATTAAGCAGACACTAGACTATGCTATGACTACGTATGAACGCAGCCTAACTACCTCTGAGCTTGAGGCTTTGTTCTTTGCTAACAACAGCACTATGACTACGGCAAACAAACAGGCATACAATGATCTGTTCAAGCGTGTGTCACGTGAAGAGTCCATGAACAAAGAGATAGCTAGTGAGGTACTGTCTAAACTATTCCAACAGGTACTGGGTAACAAGCTGGCTAACATAGGCTTTGACTACGTTAACGGATCACTGGATAGCCTTGAGCCTGTGCGTAATCTATTGCAGACATATCAGGATGACTTCACACCTAACCTTAAGCTTGAGTTTGGTAACATAGAGATTGATCATCTGCTCAAGGCTAATGACATTCAGTCCCAATGGAAGTTCAACATACCTAGCTTAGGTAGGAACGTTGAGGGTATCAGTGGTGGTCACTTGATCATCGTAGGTGCACGCCCTAATACAGGCAAGACATCCTTCCATGCGTCACTGATAGGTGCGCCGGGTGGCTTTGCTTCTCAGGGTGCCAAGTGTCTGGTGCTTTGTAATGAAGAGGCATACGAGAGAGTAGGCGCACGTTACCTAAGTGCAGCAACATCCCTGTCCATGGAGGAGGTCAAGGGTAACTATGCCTTAGCTGCGTCACGCTATGAGCCAGTACGTAAGCAGATAGAACTGTATGATAGTACGGGCAAGGACATGGGATGGGTTGAGGCTATCATCAAGGCTTACAAGCCTGACATAGTAGTGCTGGATATGGGAGATAAGTTTGCCGTTAAGAACAGCGACAAGTCAGATGTCTACCTTAAGAACGCTGCCATCCATGCACGTAACATAGCTAAGCAGTACGACTGTGCTATCATATGGATGTCACAGCTATCAGCTGACGCTGAAGGTAAGATCAATGTAGATCAGTCTATGCTAGAGGGTAGTAAGACAGGCAAGGCAGCTGAAGCAGACCTGATGGTATTGATTTCAAAGAATCCTGTACTTGATGTATCAGATGATGATGCAGATGATTCACAAAGGTACTTGATCATTGCAAAGAATAAGCTTAAGGGTGGGTGGCACGGTAAGATCACGTGTGAATTAGACGGGGCTAGGGCACAGTACTTAGCATAGAGAGGGGTGACGATGGAATTAGTTCTTGATGTAGAAAATACTGTGACACATAGGGGTGGTAAGATGCACCTTGATCCTTTTGAGGAAACCAATAAGCTTGTGCAAGTAGGTGTACAGGAAGTTGTGTCAGGTACTCAGGACATCTATAACTTTGATCACGCTGAAGCACAGGACTATGATGGGTTACAAGCTAAGCAGCTACAAACTAAGCTGGATGCGACTACTCTATTGATACTACACAATGCACAGCACGACATGCCGTGGCTTTGGGAGAGTGGCTTCAAGTATAGTGGTGCTATATACGACACTATGTTAGCTGAATACGTCTTAATGAGGGGTAATCACATAGAGATGACAGCTACTGGCTCCTTCAAGAAGAAGTCCATTAGCTTAGCTAACTGTGCGCTACGCCGTAACCTAGACTTTCAG